TAAAACTCATGGACAGGTTGCCCAAGGAACTCAGTGGATAAGCATTGAATGTGTGCGTGCCCGACTCTGTTTGCCAGTCAGCTGTGGATTGCACCCCATGAACAAAGTTGCGACTTTGTAAAATGGCTCCAGTACCACTGGTCATGTTTATAGATGATTGCAAGGTGCCACTGCTGTAGCCACCATTCATCCATTGATAGTTCCAACTAAATCCACTTACCTGTATGCCAGTACCTGACAGGGCCTGATTGATTGCAATGGTCTGTGCCACAGTGCTGTTACTGTAGCCAAATCTAATGGTGTTAGTTTCTGAGTTATAATAGGCCGACCCTGTGGTCGGTCCCACACCCTCCACTGCACTAATACCGCCGATGCCCATGACCTGGTTGCTGGGAATGCCCCAGGCCGTGCCTGCAGGATTGATCAGGTTGGGCGTGGTCAAGGTTTGTGCCTGCACCAAGGAGCATGCCAGTACTGTTGCCACAACCACTGCCGCACACAGTTTCATCAGTCTCGGCTCTTTATCTTCTGAGGCACACGATCTGGATTGGCTTCCCAGATGGCCTTGGCCTGTTCACCAATCTTGCCATCTACCGGACAAGGAGTTCCAGCATTCATCATGGCTGTAAACACACGTTCGTCTTGACACATGATGGCCACGGCCGCGACCTTCATGCCCATGTCATAGGTGCTTCGAGCCAACTTTAATCGTTCACAGTTTTTGTCAGTCATGGTAGCACCAAAACTGATGCCAAGTATCTGTGTTTGTGTAGCACCCGATACCGCCACAGCACACACATCACTGTTGATCACTGTGACTGATGGAGCCACGGCTGTGGGCGGAGGCGATTTCACTGTGGTGGTGCTGTTTGAAGTAGAGTCTGTGGTGCTTCGGCTGGTTGAGTCGGTGACTATGGTCTGAGACAACACCGGTGAGGACAACAACACTGCGGATATTACAGCCCATCCGCCAAGGCTTGCAAGTTTTTTTGACATTTTTATTATGGATTGGTTTTGCCAATCTTCTCCTAGTATTCCTCTTTGGGAATATCAAGTGTATTTAACAAAACTACAGTAAAAAAAATGCTGGTATATTAACTTATATGGTCACAGGCAACCACAACCATATGGCCTGGCTCAGTAGGATCATGGCCACGGCTCCGACCGTGATACTGGCCCGGTACATTCGATTGCTCACTGCCAAGATGCTGGCTGTCAACAACACAATGGCTATCTGGAACAGGCTGCCAGCATAGGTATACCAGGGACTACGATGCTTGGCTTCGGCACGAGTGGCTTCTAGGCCACGAGCTTTGGCCATGAGTTCTTGTTTGCCTTCACCGGTCTTGGGATCACTTTCATAACGATCAATCCGGGCCTGCAGGTCTGCGGCTTTTTTGCGATCGCCTGCCCGCACTGCATCTTCATAGGCCATTTGGGCTAGAGTTTGTTTGATTGATTTGGCTTGATAGAATGCCCAGGTGTTGTTGGCGTCTATGGTGTTGTTGAGTATTCTACTGCTGTTGGCGCCGCCCATGAGTGTGTTGATGGCCAACATGGCAGCTAGGACAGTGATCACCCAACCGGCTTTGTCTTTGATTTGTGCTTCACGCTCTGAACGTGACAGAGGTTTTACTTCGTTGACGTTGCTCATGTCTGCTCCTTGTTAGAGTCTTTTTATTATGTGGATATTTAGTGCTTGTGCGAAAATTTAATAAACTGGGTAATTAATCTTTGATTATGATTGGAGACCAGTCAGACTCGGGCGGAGATTCGATATGCTGTTGTATTCGCAGTTTGAGATCATCATAAAAACTGTCTAATTCTTCATTCCAAAAACCACACAATCTAGAGATCAAATCCAGGCATGTGCTCCAGTTACGATGACCATATTGTGTTATAAGATCATGGTGCAATCTGGTCATGCTTTCTACCACTGGCATTTGATCAAATTTAATTTTTTCAACTGTACAATAGGCCGTTATTGTGGGGCCGTTGTCAGGAAACTGAAATGTATCAAGTTCTAACACAGTATGCTTGTCTCGTGCTAGGTCGGCGTTTTCTTTTCCAAATATAATGTTCATCTTGGTCCTCCGTTAAATAGTTATCTATGGAATTGCTTACCTTATACAAAAAGACACATCGTAAAACAGGACTAAAATATTTAGGATACACCTCTCAGGATCCTAAATGACTTTTGTATTTGATCTCATAAGCGACCTACACGTAGAAACTTGGGATCAGTTTGATTGGACTGGGCAACCTACCAGCCCATATTGTGTGGTTGCTGGCGATGTTGCCCGAGATCATGATCTGGTGGCCAAGACCTTGGAACATCTGAGTCAGTGTTATGCCGGAGTTTTTTATATTGACGGAAACGATGAACACCGCTGGCAATTGGAAAATCTTGGCGACAGCTATAAAAGTTTAAAAAACAAAATCAAGTCAACAAACGGTGTGGTTTATCTACAGGACAATGTGGTAATCATCAATGGTGTGGCGATTTTAGCAACCAATGGTTGGTGGAGTTATGATTTTGATCCAGCCATTGATTATGACGTGGCGCAAGAATGGTACAAAGAATACACGCAATCTAGCCAAAGTGCAGTTGATACTATAACTGGCATTGCCTATCACGATTCTACCTACATAACCAACAGTGTTAAAAAATTACAGACCCATCAAGAAGTCAAAAGCATAGTCATGGTAACACATACCTTGCCTGGATCATGGTTGTGCAATCACGATCTTGACATAGCAGATTCTCCGAGATTCAACTACATGGGTAATCCTCATTTACAGATGTGCCTGGACGAGGACACTGAAAACAAAATTAAAGTTTGGGCCTTTGGTCACTATCATAGATCTGTGGACAGAGATTTTGGCGGCATAAGATATGTCAGCAATCCTAAAGGTCGTGGCAATACTCCTTGGAGCCAACCGGCCTATTATCCCAAACGCATTGAAGTTGAAATTTAAGCCGTTTCGGGCTCTAGTTTGATTTGTAAAGGGTAGTTATTGCTGCGAGCATGCACAGTGACTTCGATGCCTTTTTGTTCAGCAACTTCATATGGCAACACTGCTACCACGGCTGAGCCTTGATCATGTATGTCCACGGTGATCTGTTGTGCGGTCGTTTCATTGTAATTGAAAAATTCAACCAAGGTTTCGATAACAAACTCTATGGTAGTTTGATTGTCGTTCAAATAGATGACCTTGAACATGGGTGGTTCTTTGATACTGTGATCTACTTTTATTTTTGATATTGTTCCAGCCTGGCCCATATGTTTCCTTGTTAGTAGTGGAGAGCACGGTGCCCTCCACTGTATTTACTACATTGTACTAGTTTGCGTAGGTAATCGCAATGGTCTTTGGCTTCATTGCCTCAGGGATATGGCGTTCTAACTTCACAGTTAGAATGCCGTCTCGAGCAATGGCGCTTTCGACCTCGACATAGTCAGCCAGGCTAAATGTACGCACAAAACGACGGGCACTGATACCTTGATGAATGTATTCGTGTCCTTCGGGTAGTTCTGTGTCGATCTTTTCGCCGGTAACAATTAAATTTCCATCCTTGACGCTGACTTCAATCTCACCTTGGCTAAATCCGGCCACAGCAACTTGTACTTCAAAGTTGTTTTCACCTGTCTTTACAATGTTGTAGGGTGGATAGTTGGTGCTGGCGGTTGTGTCAATCTGATTGATCAAGCGATCAAACAAACGATCTACGCCAATGCTGTTACGATAGAATGGACTGAGATCCAGAGAGGTAAGTCTTGTCATAATATTCTCCTTTCATTAAGCAAGTTATGACTTTATACGAGCCCAAACTTTGGCACTCGTAACTTTATTTATAACATTTTTTCCAGAATTTGTCAATATCTTTCGTTGGCAATATTGACAATTTGGAAATCAAAACTGTCCCAGGTCATTGAAAACAGGCTGAAATATTTTTCGTCGTTGAACCCCAATCTATGCGTGTATTTTATTGTTTTTTGACTGTAGGCTGAATCGGGTATTTGATACCGGTTGACCCAGATAGCTATGTCTGCCTTGATGGCATTGGCCATGACACGGGTGCTGATACCCTGTGGCAATTGGAATTCTACGTACACTTAATATAATTTTTTGGGCAACTGCTGGCTTCTTAGTTGTTTTTGCCAGCGATTTCTCGCCGAGGCTTTTTTGCGTTTGCGGCGTGTGGTGGGCTTTTCGTAGGTTTCACGTTCTTTGAGTTCGATCAGGAGACCTTGGTCTTGTATCTTTTTCTTGAACTTACGGAGAGCTCGTTCCACGTTGTCGTCCTTGACAGTGACGGATCTCTTGTATTCTTTCATGCATTTTCCTGTGCCAGTGTCATAGGAGTATTTACCTGGGTTTTATTGATTGTAACGCACAGTATGTTTTGCCTGCGATACCTGGGCAGATCAAACATGTGCGGCAACAAAATCCGTTCCAGTTCACTGTGCAATCCACGAGCTCCTGTGCGTGTGTGTAGTGTGCGTTGGGCTATGAGATCCAGGCTTTCAGAGTCAAACTCCAAGGCCACTCCATCCTGATCAAACAACCATTGATACTGGCTAACAAAGTTACCTTTAATTTGCGTCAATACGCTGATCAACTGTGCTTTGGTCAGGGCATGTAAATTTACGTAACTGCTGAATCTGCCCACAAATTCTGGAATCATACCATACCTAACTAGGTCATCGGGACTCACCGGTTCTTGATCTATTTGCTCAGAGGTGCTGAGCTGTGCGCCGAATCCCATGCCAGTACCTTGAACACGATTCTGTATGATTTTGTCAAGCCCTACAAAGGCGCCGCCGGCAATGAACAATATGTTTGTTGTGTCAATCTCTACAGTATCTGCGGAGGAGCTCTTGCGTCCGCCGGCAGCAGAAATTCTGCATTTTGTGCCTTCTACTAATTTTAACAAGGACTGCTGTACTCCTTCGCCTGACACATCTCTGGACACAGTTGCATTTTCACTTTTTCTAGCAATTTTATCTATTTCATCTAGAAATATGATACCACGCTGACAGGCTTCTACATTGTTGTTGGACGCAGTATAAAGTCTGGAAATAAGACTTTCTACATCATCGCCTACATATCCAGCTTCAGTCAGGCAAGTAGCATCACCTATCACAAAAGGCACGTTAAGATATTTGGCCACAGTTTTTGCCATGAGTGTTTTTCCTGTGCCAGTTGGGCCAATCATGAGTATGTTGGCCTTGGCCATGGTGTCAGGATTGTTGATACGTTTATAGTGGTTGGCAATGGCCACACTGAGCACAACTTTGGCTTGAGTTTGTCCTACTACATGCTGATCTAGGTAGCTACAAATGTCACGAGGTTCTGGTACTAGAATTGTTTTTGCAGGTTGATCTTTGGAACTAGTGTCTTTTAGCAGATTGTTGCACAGTTCCACACATTCACTGCATATGGCCACTTCTTGGCTGACGATCAACTTGATTACCTGATCTTTGTGTTTGGAGCAAAAAGAGCAGTGGGCTAGTTTTTCTGTCATTCTAGGCCCGTGGCTTGAGTCGTTCTTCTATTCTGTCGCGCTCGGCGTCGCTGAGCAGGTCTGGATCATATTCACCAGAACTGATTTTTTCAATGAGATGATCTATATAGGCATCGTCATAGGCATGCTGATCTGACAAGGCCTTGTCTACTTCTATCCAACGAGCACCATTGAACTTGTACAACACGCTGGGCAGTTGATCCACACGCAGGAACATGTCACCTTTGACAGCATCAGCAGGAAAGCTGGTTCCGAATCCACGCACTTGTCCTTGATGTCCAATTGGTGCATTGTCGGGCTGTAATCCGGTCTGTTGTAATACGCGATTTAAAAATTCTGGTTCTCGCCACGGCAACTGATCTATCAACCCACTGCGAAATTTTTGTCTTTCTTGTTTGAGCATGCCAGTGGGATTTTCTTCCTTCCAGGCACGCTTGGCTTGTTTTTCTAGGTCATCCATGGGTTCTTCAAACTCTTCTGGTTCTTCAATGGGTCGAACCAATGGAGCATGCTCGGCTTCTGTATCTTGTATCACTATTTTTTTGGCTCTGCTCCACATGTCATCCAGACTCGACAATATGTTTTTCTTTTTTGTAGGTTCGGGTTCATCCACTGAATCATACCAATGATCAGCATCGGGCTTGATGTTCTTGTAAGGGTTGGGTTCTTCTGGAGCCTGGTATGTGCCAGCATCCAAGGCTCGTGCTACGTTTTGGGCGCGATCAAAAAACTCTTGGGTATCATCTTTGGGGTCATCCTGAGGTTCTTCGGGTCGACGAGCCGCCGGTGACATGATATTGATGCCACGTTCCCATTCCAGGGTTTTGGTTGCGGCCAACAACAAGGTCAATGCTAGAGGATCAAACACAATCACAATAAGTATGATAACCCAACGAACTGCTTTTTCCAGCACATTGGCTTCGGGATTGTCGCCATAGATCAAGGCCGCAATATATTTGATGGGTCCTACTTCGGCTTCAACCTTGCGTACCTCAGCGGCTATGGGTGCTCGTTGATCATTGAGAGTCTGTATCTTTTTCTGTTCTGTGTCTATTTCTTTTAGTAATCTGTTGCGTTCGTTGGCCTGGCTACGACGCAGTTGTGCAGCCTTGTCAGCACCAGATTCCGTGGTGCTACGGCTCATGGTCTGATCCACAGCCGCATCCATCTGTGTCAAGGCACTGCGGGCCACTGTGATGTTGTCGCGGGCCTGTTTGATCTTTTCATCGTAGATGCTGATCTTGGCAATCACATCACCCGATATCATGCTTTGATCTGAATGTGCCTTGCTCAAGAATCCAAACACACCCATGCTGGTCAGCAACATGAGTATGGCCACAGCCGAGCACAGGTAAACCTTGTATTGTAACTCGGCACGATCCCAGTATTTGTGCAACCACAGCGTGGATATAATCTTGCCCACTTCCAGGCTGGAGCCAAGTATGACTATGGGCCAAAAAGCCGAGGCAAATATGGCCGTGAGGCCTAGAATGCTATAATAAGCGGCACTGACCGATATGATCAGTGCGGTCGCGAGTGTTAATATACCAAACCACATAATCTAATATTTATTGCAAATCCTCTGTGTCGAGATACTGACTGGCCATGTCACACATGCAACTAAAGCAGGTAGGGCAAAAACTCACAGGCAGTATGCCAAAATAACCTTGGATGCCACCTTCGTCGTCGGTGTAGTCACAACTGCACACCGAGCAACGATGAGGGTCTACTGTTTCTTGCCCGGCCACGATTTTAGTATGAGATTGTATTCACGTTCGTTGGTTATGATCCTGGCTTCCAAGCGATCTACTCTGCGTTGTAGATTGATAGTTCGGATCAACAAGATGATCAAGGCCGCTATGACCAAAGTAAAGGTCAGGCCCCAGCCAGCTATGATACCATAGGTCCACCACCAGAGATTGTCTATGGCTGTGGTCAGTAGGTTAATGGGATTCACGATTTCTTGCCTATTTGATGTTTAGTATAATCACATAATACATGATATCCCATTTTATAGCAAGAGCAATGGTTGCCTAATATTTTACGAGCCAGCCATATGCGAAACTTAGTCATCATTACGGCCACCAAACAGTTGTAACAAGCTGATAAAAATATTAATAAAGTTCATGTACAAGCTCAGTGCGCCCAGGATTTCGGCCTTTGAATCAGGTTCAAGAATGCTGACTTCATTACGGATGCGTTGTGTGTCATAGGCAGTGAGCCCTAAAAACACGATAATGGCCACTGCACTGACAACCATGGCTAGAGTGCTACTACCAATAAACACGTTCACAATACTGGTGACGACCACAGCAATGAGTCCTACCAACAAGAAACTACCCCAACCTTCTAAACTCTTTTTAGTAAAGTATCCCCATAGACTCATGGTACCAAACAAGATTGCAGCACCAAAGAACGCACTCACAATGCTGGCAGTGGTGTAGACCACAAATATGCCACTGAGGCTGAGTCCCATGAGTGCGGCAAAGATGTGCAACATGCCACGGGCTTGACCGTAGGTGGCTTTTTGCATGATCCAGGTCATGGCAAAAATCATCACAAGTGGTGCAAAAATCACCACCCACTTGATCCATGTGCCAAACAGCAGGGCCATCAAGCTGGGGCTTGACGCCACTAACAGGCTAACAATCAGGCTCGTGACCACGGCCAAGAACATGTTGTTGTAAACTGATATCATGCGATTGTTGATGTCACTCACACTTGCATAGGTATTCATTGTCTCTCCTTTATGAAATATAGTAACGAATCATTTCCACGAACATGATAGACCACACATGTATTTCGTGTAAAATTTCTGTAAAAGTCATTATGATTCTCCTTAGTTGATGTTGGGTGTGCCTGAGCCCTTGGCTCCAGTACACGAACCTCCGTTGTCAAACCATAGACTCATGGCCTGTTCACGATAGGCTTCCATTTCCTCATTGATGGCTTTTTCACGCTCAATGTCATCGCTTTCGTCCTGCTGAGAGGTCCATTCAGCCAGCTTGGCTTTGTAAGCTTCGTCAGTGAGTGCGTGCCAGCCAATGCATTTACCAGTGGGGCTACGACCGCATCCGCACTGCCCGGCTGTTTCAGGTTTGGCCATCATAGTATTTTCTCCTGTAATCCGCGCCATTCGTTAATTTTGATATCTGTGTTCCAGCCTGTTTCCGTCCATTCAACCAAGGCTGGCCAAGGCCAGGTGTTCGTATTTACTTCATACAGTCCTGGATATACAGGATTGATGGTGTTAGAAAACCAATCAGTTGTCTTCATCTACAAAATCAATCATGTTGCCGTCGGCATCAGCACAGATGATACGAGTATTACCTGCATCATCTGTGACTTCCAATGGTCCCCAGACCCAAACTTCGGTCTCACTCAAGGACCAACCCTCATCATCTTCTAAGGAGTAAGACCCGTTTTCACTCAGAAACTCTTTCAAACGTTCTTGTTCTTCTTCGGGCATGTCTTCTGGGAATTCAACATCGTCCCAGCAACCGCCATCAAACAGTTCAACAAGCTCGGTAGTGTCAATGTTATCGCCGTACGGGCTGTTTAAATCGATGCTGTCTTTATCATCACTTCCTCCCGGCAAGTTAGTAAAGCTAAATTGTGGAAACTCTCCGTCGATGGTTTCTACTCTGTATTCACAAAAGCGAAATCCGTCTTTGACCACAAGTGACCCATTGTAATCATCGTGTGTAAAATACTCGTGTTGCTCACAAGACTTTTTGTAGTGAGTCTTGACAGTCCACCAACGTGATTTAGATTCTGTTGCTGGTTTTGCCACTGCTACATCTTCATCGGGTCCATAGGGCCATGCCATGTTATTCTCCTTTTAACATTTAATAGAATCAGCTGCGACAATCTTATCCAATGACACCGCTGGATCCCATGGCCGGCAATACTTTGCACGATTGGCACGACCCGCCTTGGTGTCAGGATCGTAGTCAATCCAGTCAAAATCTGTGCCATCACACTCGGGGCAATGACTATTATAGTCATCATCTTCTCTGAGATCTGAGCCCATGCCTACCCAACCACACTTTTTGTTGTCGCAAATCACATTCACTGGCTCGGGCGGTTGGTTGGCCCATGAGCTTGTGTCCCAGTTGTAGCCCTGCCAGGTCACTATGCCGTCGTCGGATTTGGCATTAAACTTGCCATACTCCCAATCACCAAAGTTAGAACCATCCCAGTACAGGCTACCATAGGTGCTACCAAAGCCATAGTTGCAACTATAGTATCCAGGGATTGTGGGTTTTTGTTTCTTAAATTTAAACTTAGGACTTGACTCCCAGTCGCTTGGGCTGGTACCATATTCAGGATGACCCCAGTCTTTTTCTTCGGGTTCATAACGTTCAAAATTGCCTTCGTCGTCGGTGACACGCACCATGATCATGTCCGAACTCTTTCCGTCGGTGCCGCCACCATTGTTGTCGATGTCTTCACCGTCATACATTACTGAGTTAACTATTTCTTCGCCATCTACTTCTTCATAGTGCAATTCCAGTTTGGTAATGTCAAACGGTGCTCGTAGTTCTATTTCGCCTTCGAAGAAAGTGCCTTTTTCGTTTGAACTACCAATAAACACCACTTCACCTTTTTTGCGTGATCCAATGTACACTTCGTCTGTACATGACCATACCGGGCCGTCTTCACCTTCTTCAAGATCTCCTAGTTCTTTTTCCAGCACAGTTTCGCCGTTTTCATCTTCGATCTGTATAGTTCCACTATCGCGGCTCACACCGTTGACGTGTGCCATGCTGTCGCATTCGTACCACGATCCTGGAGTAAATGGTAGCATATCTTCGTCTAGGCCCATCTCTTCACAGGCTTCATAATTCCAGGCTATGTCGCTGAGATCCACCTGGTGCTCCATGCAGTAGTCCCAGACCTTGGGATCCACGGTGCCCATGACCTTTTCTCCACCATAGCCCCACATGCTGATTTTGTATGTGCATGGTGTGAACTTTAATGTGTCTATGAGTTGTTGCTGTTCTTCTTTGGTTGCCATCTTCTTTCCTTATTGGTAATCTCGGTTTAAATGTGCCCAGGTCATCCAGGCTTTAAATGCATTATACACTACTTCTGCTTCTGTGTCATCCTGGGCTACCCGAACACCACGCACCCAAAATCCATCTGGGCTGACTCGCAACATTTCCTCTCCACCGGCCAAGCAGGTTATGGTGTTGGGATTGTGAGTGTTTCGGAATGTGTAGGCAGAGTTGCTCATGCCACAAACTGTCTAATACGTTTCAGGGCTTTTTCAATACGCCAGCGGATGTAGGCTATCCATTCCTTGGGGTGTATCATTGTTCATCTCCGTTGAATCTTGAGACTGCTTTGGTCACTATATAACCAACCAACAAGGCCCCAAAGATAACGGTCACGGCCTCAATCAGCCAGGCATCTTGCCAAGACACCAAATCAAACATTTTAACATATTGATCAAACATTATAATTTCTCTCCAGATTCAAACCCACGGAATCGCACAAAGCGGGGGAATCTTAAACTATAGGTTCCATCTTGATTTTGGGTAACAGCGTCTGCCGCAACCTCAACCACTCGGCCAAGTAGGTCATCTCGGGAATGCCAATA